ATGCTAAGATGTCTAACGGAATTAGATTAGTATCTTGGGATGAGTAATTTTGAATCTCTAGGGTTGTTGGGTCAATATTGTTTATTATAGCTGCCATATTATATCATTGATGATGAGATTTGTAACGCTAATACTTGTTGGTTAGCTAATAATAATTCTTGTCTTAGTAAAGTTATTTCATCTAATAATAGTTGAACATCTTCATTTATAGTTGATGTTCCTATATAATCCCCACTAGTTTTTACTAAATATGTATGTGAGTTTGTATTTCCTTCTACAGGTATATCATAGAATATAGTAGTGTAATAATTAAAAAATTCCTCAACACTAATTGTATTTTGAGGTGATGGTGGTGGGGATATTTGTGAAAAAGACGTATCAATTGTCTTTTCATAAGCTTCCTTACTATAAACACTTCTATTTAAACTATAATTAGCCATTTATTACTTTAAAATAGTAGTTATCATCAAATACTAAAGTATTACCATCAATAACAGTTTTAATTAATACACTATAATATCTTTCAGGTTCTAATCCATTCATATATAATGTAAAATAACTTCCATTAGTATCCACACTTAATTGAGTAAATTGTTCATCAAAATCAACCACATACTCATTAGTATCTAAATCTTTAATAGCATAATATGATGAGGTTGGTAAATAATAGTTTTGAGTAAAATAAGAGGCAGTAGCAAATACTCTGAATGGATATTCCGGTCTACTATTTACTCTAAATTCATTAATACTATTAGGATAAAAAGTTCCAGGATTGTTATCTACAGATACTGTAGCTGGGAGTGTACTTAATTCGTTTAATGATCCAGTAGTAAATGAATAATCTCTCCATTTTATTTCTAATTGTGGAGGGTAAATAGTATGAGTATCTCTTGAAAAATAATCTAAATTAATATTATATAAAAGACTATTTACAAATTCAACAGCTTGCTTAATAATAAACCCATTATTAGCTATAGATCCTGAGTACCAACTTGCAACAACTGGTGTTACATCTATGTTAATGTCTTTATCATCATAGTATGAAAATGACTGCGTATAAGAGGCAGTATACCAATTACCTCCACCACTCACGGAACCATATGATCCTGTTATTCCTGTTGGAAAGCCTGATGTTCTCCATAGCCCACTACCTGAGGATAATCTACTATACCAACTTACTCCATTAGTGTATTCTGGGGAGTAAGGATATTTGCCTGTACCCATATTCCATGAGCCTGTCACAGCATACACTTCTAAAGTAGTATCAAAATTTAATCCATTAACTTCAGCTATAAATCCTTTTAAAGAAGCACTCCAAATTGAACCATTTATTCTATTATCAATGACATCAGCTATTTCAGTAGATGAAAATTGTATTAAGGTTCTAGAAGCTTGTGTATTACCACTATCTTGAGCGTCTTCAATACTTACAGATAATATCTCATTCAACCCTGTATTTTTATTAGGGTATCTAGAATATATTGTAGCGTCTTGTGAAGGGAATAATTTATATACTGCCATTTGTTATAAATATAAAATATTAAAAAGATACAACACGACCTTTAATATCCGTATCAGGGTATTTAACTTCAAATATCATTGGGTCTAATGATGGATATACTGTATTGTTTTGGGTAGCTCCATGTATATCATAAGCATATTGTGAGTAACCTAAATTTGTTCCAACTTTATTAACAATATTTACATTTTTAACAGTTTGAACTCCTATTATCTTATCTAACAAAATATATAAATCTTTTAATATAATAGGCTCATTTATTTGCCATTTGTTAATATCAAAATAATCTTTTAATGCTTGTATACAATTAAATATAACTTCATTATTATTATACTCAGGTAAAATTATTATATCAAATTCTACACCTATATTAATAATAAAAGCATCTTTAATTTTAATAGAGTCATTTATTACTCTATATTGTGACAAATATGTAGATAAATTTTGTTTTAAAGCAGGTGAAGCAGTTTTTAATTTTTTACTATTATTAAATGCTAAAACATATAAATTTAAAATTGATGGTGTCTCTCCAAATAGTAAATTTTGAATTTTTTCTGGTTCAATATATGCTTTAGCTATAGTACCATATTCTGATGGTAAACTTAAAGTTCTAACTAAATAATCATCTTGAGTAACACTTCTTAATTGTGTTGCAAAAGTTGATAATGAATTTAATCTAATTTCCTCTGATGTATCTCCATCTTGCCCGCCAGAAGCTCCAACTGGGTTGTTGACAGCTACAGAATTAAATATAGTTTGAGATAATATACTATCTAAATTACTTGTTTGGAATTTAATATTTCCTTTATTAGATATACTACTTAAAGTATTAGCAGGAATGTTAGATGTTACTCCTCCTCCTGTTAAATATCTTACTGTTAAAGTAGTATTACTAGGAGATATACCATAAGTATCAGTATATAAGAAATTGGAAGGTGAGAATGCTGTTGTTAATAGTGATCTTTTGTAAGGTAAACCTAAACCGATATTATCTGTATTAGGTATAATTTCTTCTTCGTTATTTGAAGTATTAGTACCAGCGCCAAATTGAATTTGAAGTGTTGTTGGGTCAGTAAATCGAGATACAAACCTTCTAGGTTCTTTTTTTAATTGTAATAAATATGGTGTATCACTAGCGTCTTCTGATAGATTTGGATTATTTGGATTACTATTCTTAATAGTGTCGAATATCATTTCTTGTGCTAAGTATGGTACTTCATACCAAGTATTCCCATCACTATCAGTTATATCTAAAATTTGTATTATACTTGAATCTTGAATTTCAACTGTTGGGAATTGTGAAGGAGCACCAAATGAAAATGTTTTAGTTTTTATATTAGCTGAGATAGCTTGGCGTGATTTTTTAAGTAGATAAAATGTAGGTGTATTACTTGTATTATCAAGGCTATATATAGTTACAGTTGTAGGGTCTGATGAACTTGAAAAACTAAAATCAATAGCATCTTGTACTAAAAAATTAGAAGTTCCTATTAAATTAGACTGTACTGTGGTGTTTTCAGCTATATATAAAGCATAGTTGTAATCTGGTATGTATGTACTTCCAGATAATAATGATGGTACTTGTTGATAAAAATCTACAGTAGTTGTAGCTGCTCCTGTTACTTTAGGTCTATAACCAAGCATATACGCTAAAGTATATAGATTATCTTGCTGGCGAGCATATTGAATAAAATTTTCTTGAATTTGATTATCAAGATAAAAAGACATTACATCACCAACATAAGCTGACATTTCCATGAATAACATTCCTGGAGAGGTAGAAGTAAAATCATTGTATGTTGTAGGAAAATATGTTTTTGAATATTCAATGAGGGCTGTTCTTAACTCATTAAATTCTTTATTTACATATTTTATATCTCTATTTTCAGCAGCCATTATAATTGTATTTGGATAGTTTCCGTAGCGTTATTTAAAATTGAATATACTATAACTAAATTTATAGAATTTTCTTCATATTCAGGTGAAAGAGTTAAACTATTAATTCTAACTGATGGGAAATATTTTTTAATATCATTAGTTAATTTTATCTCTAAAGCACTTAAATTATCTGATGTGATTTGGCCAAATAATTGAGCTCTTATATTAGCCCCAAATGTTGGATTTAATACTCTTTCACCAGTATTAGTTAAAATATAATTGATTATATTTGATTTAATTTGGTCAACAGTAGTGTATGTTGAAGTAAATACAGAAGGACTATTAAAAGGAATAGATACCCCAACCGCAACTCGCTGGTTTATATCTAGAGGATGTTGGTTTGGTATTCTTATAGCCATTATTTAGTACTCATTATTCCCATTATTTGATCTAAACTTACTTCACCACCAGGTAAACTTGATCCCTCACCAGCTGTGTTTACTGGAGGGGGAGTATATACAGGTTGAGCATGTGATGAGTTAGCTGATATTACTGTGTCAAATTCACCTCCAATCATGCTTCTTAGATTACGTCTAAGATCATGGTTAACAGTAGTACTATTTGGTTGAGTATTAACTGTTGTGGGTGAAACAGGTACATATGTTTCTTGTACTACTGTTTTAGGTGATTTAACTGCTTCAAGTAGAATATCTTTTAATTCTTCTTGAATTGCTTCACGTACTGCTTCTTTAATTAATTTTTTTAAACCGTCGATTTTCATATAATTATAAATATTTAATTATTCAGCTGTTATGCTAGGATTTGAATCTATTATAAATTTTAATTGGGATATTAGAACTGCTGGGTCAGAGGCAAAAGATGAATCAGTTTTTAATACATCTACACCTTGTTTATTAGTTGCTACAGCGTAACGTTTAATATATTGGCTTTCATTTGTTTGGTCTATTTTTATAGTTAATGCGAAACCTTTATAAGTATTATCTTCACTTTGTGTAGCTATTACTATAGGATTTGCTAAAGCATTAATTTCATTATTTAATTGTTCAAAATCCATATTATTATCTTGAGCACAATATTGTAATATAATATCTAAACTATTTAATAAATTTATTATTGTACCTAAAATTACACCAAATGAAGCTAAAGCTAAAGTCAAAACACTAACAGTTATTTGAGCTTTTTCTAAAGCTTTAGATAATTTACCAGCTGCTATTACTGTTCCTCCTGGGGCTCCTGGGGGTGCAGGTACTAGTCCTATTGCGTTAATACCCACTTGTATGGCGGATATAACTACTGTTGTTCCTGCTAGTATTGAGGTTAATAATTTAACTGTGCTATAAATATTATTTATTTGTCTTACTAGTTTATTACGTTTATTTATTAAATTAGTGATAAATGATGCTGAGGGGCATTTAACTAAACTTTTAATTTGATCAATAGGTAGTTTTGAAGTAACAGCTTGAACAGCAGCTGCTCCAAATGGGATAAGTAAACTTATAACAAATGGTATTAGTAATCGTTTTATATCTTCTTTTTTTAAATTGATATTATTTACTAACTTATCTTGTGGAGGTAACTCAGTATCTATTTGTTTTTTTAAAGATTTGTTTTCCTCAGCTTTTATTTCTTGTTCTACTTTTTTAGACTCAGTATAAGATATATCTGGTGGGGTAAGTAAAGTTATTCGTGGAATTTCTATTACTGTAGCATTAGTTTCTGGGATGAATGCAGTTTGTTGAGGATTTGTAATTGTTTTTAATTCTTTTTCATCTTTAGAAAAAGTAATAGATAAATCTTTAGGTGAGACATTAGTTGTAGGAACTTTATACTCCCATGTTCCATCTTCTTTAGTTGTTAAAGTTTCATTTATTGGGGAGGTTGGAGTTAAACTAGTTGTAATTCCTTCTAATATATCTTCAGGATCTGGTTGTTTTGGGTTAGAAATAATATTTACAGTAGCTCCAGCTAAAGGAGTACCAGTCTCATCTAAAACTACTCCAGATATAGTTGTTTGAGGAGTTATAGTAGCTACTATATCTTCTTCTAATTGTATTTCATCTCCACCTGAGAATTCTGTTATTTGTTTATATTGATTTTCTCTTAAATTAAGATAATAATTGTAAGCTTTCTTTTTAGCTACACTTAAATTTGTACTTTTAAATTCAATATCACCTACTTTATAAACATAATATACTTCATCAAGAACATTTATCCTAATAGGATCTGTTGTTGTTGGGTCTGTAGGAAGGATAGGTGTAGGAGTTTGTGTAGGTGGTGGTAAAGTTATAGTTAAAGATTTATATTTATCTTTAGTAAAAGTTAAAGTTATTAATGAATTATCTACTCCTTTTATAAATGGAGCAGTATTAGAGGTAAATATAAATTGACCTAAGTTAGAACTTATAGTACTAATTTCATTATTTTGGTATTTAATAGTGACATTTACTCCTTCAAGAATATCACCGTAATTATTAATAATTATACCTCTTATTTCATATTTTATCTCATCCATTACGCTGTCTTAACTTTTTTAGAAAGTAAATTCCTACCATTAACTTCATTTAATATACTTTCACTTAAAGTAAAAGCATTAGCTGATATTGATCTTATTGCTGGGTCTGTAGCTCCAGCAAAGGCTATACTTAATGTGCCTAAAAATATAGCTATATCTCCTAGTAGTAGATTTAAATTATCTCCTAATACTACAGATTGAATTTGAGTTCCTTCTACTCCTTGAGATGAACCTAAATATACTTTAGGGGCTGCTAATGTTATTTGTTTACCTCCATCTATTCCTACAGTATCACCAGCAGTTAAATGGGTTGATTGTTTAGCTCCTAATATAATAGAATCATTTTTAGCATTAAATACTAATCTATCTGAGTTTAATACTATCTGACTTTTAGAGTATTGTGATACTGATTCTGGTAGAGTTGATTTAGCATACGAGTCTTGTATA